TAATAAAAAGACAGTGGGGTGCAAATTTAATTAAATTTCAAGGAGCACAGTTGCCAGGTGGAATTACTATGAACGGTGAGTTTATATACAACGAAGGAAAAGCAGCAGTAGAAAAGTTAGAAGAAGAAATGCTCACTCAGTATGAGACACCACCACTAGACATGATCGGATAATGGCAAGAAGCACTTACTTTACACATGGTACTAGGAACGAACAGTTCTTATTACAGAACCTTGTAGAAGAACATCTTAAAATGTTTGGGATGGATGTTCTCTATTGTCCTAGAGAAATCATGGTTAAGGATGGAGTGTTTAATGAAGAGGTAATAGGTGAGTTTAATGACGCATATATTATAGAAGCATACTTAGAAAATTTTGAGGGATTCCAAGGTGGTGGAGATCTACTTACAAAATTTGGCGTAGCACAAACAGATGAGATAACAATGATTATCTCACAGCAAAGATTTTCTGATTTGATATCACAATTCCTTCTCCTTGATAAAGATTATCAAGCACCTGAGAGACCACAAGAAGGAGATTTGATATTTTTTCCACTAACAAGTAATTACTTTGAAATAAAATTTGTAGAACATGAAGAACCTTACTACCAGTTAGGTAAAGGTTATGTGTATAAACTTAAGGCAGAATTATTTGAATACAGTGATGAGAAAGGAGATCTATTTGATAGTGATGAAGAACTAGTCGATTACGGTTACACTGTCAAACATTTTTATGTTCCTATAAATGGAACTACAACAACTGCAAGTGCTGTAGTAGATGGTGGTGCAGTTTCTAATATATTCATTCAAGATAATGGTAGTAGATATAATGAGACACCCACAGTAACTATATCTGGTGATGGCACAGGTGCAACTGCAGAGGCATTTTTAGTAAACATAACTTTAAGTGGTGGTTCTCCAGTTTCTTCTGCAATTATAAGAGGGATTGTAAAGGAGGGTGAGATTAGAGATGTAAAAATAATTGATGGTGGTTCTGGTTATGATGAAGATAGAGTATCAATTGTTATAAGTTCTCCTGATAATCCTGGCAGAGTAGCACAATTAACCCCTACATTTACAAATGGAAAGTTAACTGCTATCAATATAGTCAATCAAGGATCTGGATACAAAAGTGTCAAGTTAGTTGATATTACAAATGGTGGTAGTGGATATACATCAGCAACTGTTTCATTTACCTCTGCACCTGTAGGTATCGTGGGAGCATTTACAGTTCCCGAAACTGTGACTGGAAGTACTAGTGGTGCTACTGCAAACTTAGTAGAATGGAATGCAGATGAAGCTTTTGTTAAATTAAAATCATCAACAGGAGCGTTTCAAGTAGGAGAATCTATAGTCGGATCAGAGTCAGGATGTACAATTATCCTAGATAATAAAGACGAGCAAGCAACAGCAGATCCTAAATACTCTGAAAGTGTCACCTTTGAGAGTATCGGAGATGACATAATTGACTTCAGTGAAGGTAACCCATTTGGATTAGCAGGTAACTTATAATGTTAGGTTCATACACATACAACAAAATTATTAGAAAGTGTGTCATAGGATTTGGTACACTATTCAATAATATAGAATGTAGAAAAGAAAACAAGGATGGTTCTGTTTATAGTAGGATGAAAGTTCCTCTAGCATACGGTCCTCGACAGAAATTTTTAGCAAGATTAGAACAACAAGCAGATCTCAACCAGAAGGTTGCTATCACAGTTCCCCGTTTATCTTTCGAGATGACGGGTATTTCGTATGACAGTGCTAGAAAACTTGCACCAACAACACTGACCTATAAAGGCGATGATGCTAACGCAGTTAAAAAACAGTTCACGCCCGTTCCATATAATATTGATTTTGAATTAAATGTAATATCTAAAACGAATGACGAAGCGTTAGAAATATTAGAACAGATTCTACCAGTGTTTCAACCATCATATCAAATTACTATTAAGATGGTTGATGCTATGAATGATTTTAGAGATGTTCCCATCGTATTGAATAGTATTAATTATAGTGATGACTATGAAGGAACTTTTGATGATAAAAAAATTACTCTAGTAAGTTTACAGTTTACAGTCAAAGCGTACATCTTCGGACCTGTAGGAACTCAGGCACCAATCAAGAAAGCAAAGGCAGATATTTACACTACTATGCCTTCTGCTACATCTACAAGACAATTGGAGTATCAGGTTACACCAAGAGCACTTACAGATAAAAACAAAGATGGCACTGCAGAATTAGCAGGTGCTATCACTGCAAGAAATCTAGTAATAGAGGTTGTAGATTTTAGCAACATTCCTCCGCAATCTTACATAGAGGTTGGAAATGAGGTGTTGTATGTCAAGAGTAAAACATCTCCAAACAAACTAAACGTTCGTCGTGCACAAAATGGAACTAAGGCTGCTGCAGCTGCAGCTGGTACTCCAATAGATCTGGTTGATGCAACTGACGATGCATTATTAACTGGTGATGATGATTTTGGATTTAGTGAGTCTATAGCATATTATGAATAACGAAGACATGTCAGGATTAGATAAAGCATTTGAGACTGTAGAGGCAGTCTCATCGGAGATAACTCCTGAACAACCTGAACCTATGAAGAAGGTTAATAGTAAAGATGAGGTGCAAGATGACTATGAATATGCCAGATCAAACCTTTACCTATTGGTGGATAAGGGACAAGAAGCTGTCAACGGTGCTCTTGATTTGGCTATGTCTTCTGATCACCCTAGAGCATACGAAGTCGCAGGACAACTTATCAAACATGTAGGTGATGTTGCTGACAAACTTATGGCACTACAGAAAGACAAAAAGAATGTCAAAGAAGAGAGTGTCAAGACACAGGTAACGAACAATTCTTTGTTTGTTGGAAGCACTGCTGACCTACAAAAGATGCTCAAGCAAGCAAGTAAGAAGAAAGATAAATAAGTTTATGGCATACAAAAGACACGACAAAGATAACAACGAAGTCAGTCCTCAACCAGGCAAGACTACGGTGACCCAATTCGGAGGAAACGAAGGTTGGAGCACAATCACGTATGAAAATTTTAATGCTGACTATCAAGCTCGTAATGCAGATAGAAGTGCTAGAACACCTGGCACATTTCAAGCACGTGACAAGGATAACAATCCAAGAACTCCTGCTGCATATCAACGTCACGACAAAGACAATAATCCAGTAACAGGTTAATGGCAACACGTATACCCACAATGTATGGAAGGTATTATGTTATCTCTCTTATATGGAGAGGTAGGCAATTTACTTTCACAGCATACAGGGCAAGTCTTTCTAGAATGCAAAGACCACAAGCACAAAAAATTGCCGATAAAATATATCCTGGCGGAAGAGTAATATCATTCCACGAATCAGATGCAACTGACGGACCTGTAGTATTGACAACAGAGTCTAAAGATTGTGGAGAAGGTAAGTATTACTGTAGAGAGGACAAGAAATGCAAACCTATACCTAGTGGGTATAAGGAAAGAGAAGATGGTTTCTTAGTTAAGGAAAAGGTGGACAAGAGTAAGAACTGCGGATGTGGTAAAAAACCTTGTATCACATATGGCAAAGATACACTTGGAGATACTCCAACTGAAAATGCATCAGGTCAGGTGGGGTATAATGGAGATATGAGTGAGCAACACTATGGTGCTGCTGTGAATAAGATACCAAAAGAACTAGACGCTGCAGTAAAGATGCATGCGAGTCAATCAAAGAGATTGAAAAACTCAAAAGAATTTAAAAAAGATGCAGGAAAAGAGGCAAACAAAATTCCTGCTGAACTAGACAAGGCGGTTGCTATGCATAAAAGTCAAGCAAAAAGATTACGTGCTGCTTCAGTAAAAGAGGAAGCACCAAAGGGTTCTAAGTATGAAAGGATGATTAAACACATCAAGAAATCATACGCAAAAGATGGAGCATTGACAAAAGATGAAAAGTCAATAGCATATGCTACAGCATGGAAACATAAGAATAAGAATGCAAATCAAAGATTAGGAGAGACTTATTTCTATGCGGGTGACTCTAAGGAAGAGTTTAAAGGTAAGGCAGCAAAGAAAAAAGAGAATGAAAAGAAGTTGCTAGACCGCACTGGAATGAGAAAAGAAGACACCGTGGTATTGACAAAAGCAGCAGACGAAAAGAAAAAGAAGAAAAAGGATAAGGCAGTGCAAGGTGCAACTGATGTTCCTAACTTCCCACAAGATCAAGTGAGTGAAGATTGGCAAAGAAAATCAGGTAAGAGTGCCTCTGGTGGATTAAACGAAAAAGGTAGAAAATCATACGAGAGACAAAATCCTGGCAGTGATTTAAAAGCACCAGTTACAGGTAAAGTAAAGAAAGGTGG